CCTTGACGCTGAAGGTCTCGGGCAAGCCGTGAATCTCCCGCATGGTGATCCGGCACCATGGGTTCCAGGGGCTGTCTATGCAACTGATCGCTGTGCTCGTCGTCCCATGCACATCCTTGATCGGGCTAATGGCCGCGATCCAGTCGGCGCCGGTCGCCAACATCTCATCGTAGAGGATGTCGACCCACCACGGGGCGGATATGTCGGCGTGGAGGATGGCCAGATGCGTAGACAGGCCCTCGTCGCGTTTGTTAAGAGCGAAGCATAAGCCCTGGTTGAACCCATGAGCCAGGTTGCTGCATGGCATCGGATCGGCACGAATCAGGCTCTTCCCCTCGCACTTGGACGCCTCGACAAAATAGCTCTTGGCGGCTGCCGGATGCACCGGCCCGAAGGTCGGCATGAAGGTGGAAATGATGATCTTCTCTTTTTCAATGGGCTTCCAACAACGTCCCTGCGTTTCTTCCATTTGCTTTCTCCCGAAGCTAAGGTTTACCAACGCTAATCCCAAACCTAAGATATACAGTTTCGTCTGCCCCTTTGTCTCGCCAATTCGCCAGCCAGTCCTTCCAGCGGATCAGCACCTTGCCAGGAGCAGCGATATTGCCCGTTCCTTTTGCTTCACCCTTCGGCACGCTGCCGCCCGGCACGTTCTCTACATTCTCAATAGAGCTATCCTGGCAAATGACATAGCCGGGGAGCATGCCGATGACCGTCAGCCAGTGACCGCCCCCGTAGTCCTGCGCTGGGCAAATAACCGGCCGCCCCGCCGCGATGGACCTCGAAAGGTCAGTGATCGTCTGGTTGGGGGCGGCCGTCACCTGGAGGCCGAGACGAGTTAGGTAAGTCTCGATGGCCTTGGCCGACGTGCTCTTCTCTCCGGTCGTACCCACCGCCTTCTTCCACGCTTCGATGTCGTCAGGGCCGACGCCAAAATACCTACCGACCGACATAGCAGCGGCCGCTCCACAGCTCCAATGGTCCGGCTGTCGAACGTCGGGTACGTCGAGGATGGTGATTTGCTGTTCCTTAAAAGACTCCATCACACTGCCAAGATAGTCCAGCCAGCATCGACAGCGTGGATGCGCCGGAGGCCCTGCGGGGAAGTCCAACGACCAGACGTCTTGCGGCTGCCCATCCAAGGGTTCGCACTCCTCGCACACAAGGTCGTCCTGCGCCGTGATCCAGTTAACTTCCTCCGGCCCCAACATGCCGGCCAAGACCATAGATGAGACGACGCCAAACTCTCCGGCCGTGTTGGCCCTCGTGGTCTCGGTAATAGCGATCTTCTCCGCCCGCTCCACATCGAACTGATCGTCAAGGTCCTCTCCAGCGTCAGCCAGCTTCCTCGTGTTGTCGATGATCTGCTTCGCCAGCTCCTCGCAGTAACCCTCGGACCAGCGGGCAGACAGCAGCCTGGGATCGGCGTCTAGGTCGTTCGCAATCTGGCTGCGAAGTCGAGTGAAGGCGAGGTCATAGGTTCCGGCCAGCTGTGGCCTGATCGCCGCCTCTAGATCAATGCGGAAGTCCTCCCAGTTGATTGTAGCCGGCTCCTGCTCCTCATAGTCGCGGAACAAGAGAATCAGCGCCGCGACTAGCGCCCGCTCACGATCGGCTCTTTCTTTGAGGTCTGGCATTTACTTATAGCCTATCTTTTGCCGATCAACGCCAAGTCCTGCTTCTATTTCACAAGCCATTACCCACTCTTCGTTACGCTCTCTCCCATTCCACCAAACCACCTTGTACATTACGCCATCCTTGCTAATCGCAATCTCCATAATGATGCCTTGGATCTTTTCGCCAAACCCAAGACTAACCACTTCCCCAATGCGCAACACTTCCAAATAGCTCATCGCTTTCTCCCGAAGCTAGAATAATTATGGATAGCTCCGCCAATCGACCTTGGAAGCTTTGGCCAAGGATTCGTACTGGTCTGTCTCTTGCGGCACAGCGCCCTCATTGCTCATCGGCTTGCTCTTCCCCATACCCGACGCCCCGACGGCCTTGACCGCACTGATTGGGTCCTGCCGTGGCTTGGCCCCTTGCTTGACCTGCTCGTCGTAGTCGACACCTTCGCGGGTTCCCAGCTCAACCGGAGAGATAATCCCCGCGTCCAATAGCAGGATTCCCCGCTGCGTCTCCTTCATCCGGTCCCGCACGTCCACTTGCTGGGGCGTCACCATAACATCAACTGCCCGCCGGATGTCGCTCCAGGCATAATTCCCAAGCCGACCAATCTTCCAGTTGAACCACAACACCTTCCAGTACACTTCCTTCCACAAACCGACGTGCCAGCTCTGCCGTGTCTCAATATGCTTGACGAATGGCGAACCCGCCTCCAAGATCGAGGCATAGTTGTTGTTCCCGGCGTTGCCCGTAATCATATGCTCCGGCATCGACCATATCTGCGCCACGGACCGCAGCATCGCTTCGTAGATCGCCACCAATCCAGCGGCCATGCTCTGCTGTACCCAGGGCGGAGGCACAAACTTTTGGTTGGCTCCCAGATAAAGCGAGGTTCCCGGCTGATAGGTCTGTTGGTAGCTGGTCCGCACGCCCCCGTTCTGTGTCGCGGTCCGGGTGCTCCAATCCGCCGTCGACATGGTGGCCGAATTGACTTGCGACTGCGTCGTACCGGGCGCCAGCTCCCTAATCCAAGCGATGGCAGCCTGTAACGCTCCGGCGTGGGTCAGGTTGCGGATCATCTTACGGGCCAGCTCCACATCACCGGTCACAGGCCAGAAATCGCTCACCCCCCGCTTGATATTACGGTCGGTGTTGGCTTTGAGTAAGCACATCCACTTATTGCCGCCGTCGGCTGGAGGATAGCAGGGTTGATTGCCTCCCGGCATATAATCCCAGTTCTCCAGCGATCCGTCCCACTGCACATAGTAGCCGTGCTTCGATCCGACATCACCTGCCGTCGTATGGATGCCATAGGACCAGTTGCTCACGAAGCCGAGTCCTGACTCGTCATCCTGGGAGTGCAACCAATCCTCCAAGCCGCCTGGATTGGTCGGCTCGCTGACCTGATCCGGCTCTACCATGCGCGCCTCGACCCGCCCCTCTCCACGGTGCCACAGTCCGATGAACAGCTCTCCATCGCGGCTATGGCGGATGCACCCTTCCTGGTCCATCGGCAGCTCGGCAGATCGGCTGCCGCCGGTCACGCTGTTTAGTTCGTCGAACTCGTCCAGGATATTGGTGATCGCATCCAGCAGCTCCTTAGGCGCGTCCCGTTTGCTCTCTGCCTTGCGGGTGAATCCGGTCTTACCGACCACATAGTCACGCAGCTTGTTGAGAACCCCAAAGGTGGTCTTGTTGTAGGCGGCCAGTAGCCGGACCGTCCCACGGATCGCGGCCAGCTCCGCCTCGCTCGTCCAATAGGGCCAGTTACGGCCATCCTGGCGGTCGGTCTTGGTCGTAAAAGTAGCCGCATAGGCCTGATAGCCATAATTGTCTCGGCGGTAGTCCTCAATGTCTATGTAGTCCTCAGGGGCGTATAGGCCCTCCATTGTCTCCTGTGGGCCGGCCGAGCCGAAGCTGCGGCTTCCCGCCTCCAAGGCCAGGGCACGGTCGAGCTGCTTGAATTGCGCTTCTTGCACCCGCAGGTCCATCTTAATCTGATTGGCCCGATACTGCGCCTCCAGGACGTCGACGGACTCGGGCTCTTGCGTTTCGGTCGGCATATTCAATTCCTTCTAGGATTAGTTTTAACCCGTTTGTTTTCGCGTTTAACGCCTTCCCGAAGTCCTTTCGATAATCTAGCCCAAAAACGCCTAACTCGCCTTAGAATCGAATCTACGGGGCTTGGTCGCCTGGTAGGTTCGCTTGTCCATATATAGCACGTCCTGATAAAAGTTGTAAGGCCAATGCTTCCGCTGGCACTCCGTCCGCACCCGCACGATATCCAGGTAGGCTTCCTGGCAGGCGTCGTGCAAGTCCAGGCCGAGGATCGCCTCAGTCTCCTCCATCGGCACTTCCGCGAAACGGCTGGTCGGTTTTTCCAGCAGGATCGTCTTCGGCTCCGGCTTCGTCCGGTAACTTCCCGCTCTGATCTTCTTCACAGTCGATATTGACACTCCTGCCCGATAGGCCGTGAACTTGCAAGTCTTCCCTCTCCCCAGTAATCTTCGACACAATCGTATCCTATCATCTGTCAAAGGCCTCGTCATAACGATCTCCTCCTAGACAAGGGCGCTAGTAACCATCTCCTCTTCGAGAGCGTGCTCCAAGCCCTCCTTATTCAATCCTCGCTGGAATACTTCCCGCATTAGTCTGACCGCCATTTCCAAGGCATCTGGGCCGTCATCGTGAATCTTCGGCAACGGGAATCCGCGCAGCTGCTCGATCAGTAGCCTGGTGCCCGGCGTATTACGGAAGCGGAACTCATGCCTGCTGAGGTAGGGTGTCAGAGTCGCCCTGATCCGAATCAGCTTATTGTCCCGGTTGTCTAGTGGCCACACCGGAAGGCCGAGGCCGTTCTTACCCTTGCTCTTCTCGTAGAGCTGGTCGGCCAGCATGACCTGCCACATATTGGACTCGATGCCTACAGCCGAAGGCTTGAACCAGCGAGCCAAGTCGATCACCGTGTCGCATATCTGCATCCGGTCCTGGCGGAGTAGCTGCCCCTCGACCCACATCACGCCGTCGCGGTCAAGGCCCATCAGAACATGCGCCTGGTAGTCGCTCTTGTCCGTCTTCCCCAGTGACGGATCGCAGGTCTGAACCCGATAGACGAACTGCCGCTCAAGCTCCGGCCAGTCCTCGAACCACATATCGTCGGGGAAGTAAAGAGCTGAAAACTCCGCTCCTGCCATATTGACGAACTGGGCCATATGCTCCTGGGAGAACATCGCTTCACCCATATCCAAGAGCGCCTCATCCAGTTCATCCTGATCGATAAGCGGGTTGTCGCTGGTCGGCTTCTGCCACCGCTCCCACTGGCCCTTCGTGTCCCTTCCTGCCCTATCGAATAGCTCCTTGAACCAATTGAACCCATTAGGCGTGCCGATGTGGATCGTCCAGCCCTTCTTGTCCGCCAATGCGGGACGTAGGGCAGCCTTCCAGGCGTCCTCAGCCACAAACGCGGACTCATCAATCACCAGACCATCCAACCCTTCCCCGCGAAGGCTATCCGGATTATCTGCTGACTTGACTTCAATAGACCCACCGCCTGGGAACTCAATCCGACGTTCCTGCTCCCCCTTGTCGCTCCAGGCATTCTTACTAGCCCGCTTCAGCTGCCGCCAGATGATATTGCTAATTGGGAAAGTAGGAGCCACCCACCAAATCGTCCCCCCATCCAACGCACCCTTGAACCAGCCACGCTCTGGTCCATGTCCCTTGATAGTGGCGAGCAGTCCAGTCCCAGTCTTTCCCCACCGCCTTCCACACACCACTACTTTATGGCGAGCAGAAGACAGAAGCACCCTGCGCTGGTGTGGCAGGGCCTTAGGAAGGCTGATTGTCCTCTGGATGGCTGTTACCATTACAAGCTCATCCTCGACCTGGGTTTTCCATTTCCGTTGCTGGACGCCTTCCCATTACCGTTCGACAGGCCAAGAGTAGCAAGGCGGGTTGCGTTTCCATACCAGTTGTCATCCTCCACCACCTTGACGGTCACTTCCATACTGCCTGTAGTCTTCTGGTCGATCTGCGTAACAGGCTCCCTATACCCAAGCCACTGCTTACTAAGCCAGATCATCAACGAGCGGTCTCCTTGCAGGGCCATCTTATACATGACCTTCTGCAACTTCCCGTTGCGTTTGTTTCTGCCTCTCTGTATAGCTCCCAAATAATTATTACTCAACGTCTCCGCACTACAGCCCATCACGTCTGCAGTATACTCGACAGTATTGGCCTCTGCAATCAACTCCTCGATCTTCTGTTCGTCGAGTTGCAGACGTGGTCGTCCTCGCTTCGCCATGATGTCTTACCCCTATTATATAAGACCTAGTAGAGGCCGACGATGCCGGTGGCCGTCGTGCCTGTTGCCCACACTTGGGTGACCAGGAAATGGTATACGCCTCCAGCCACCACCGCTATCGTAGCCTGGCTTCCGTCGAAGAAGGTCAAGTTCAGGTTGCCGTCGACGGCCACAATCAAGGCACGCACCGGACTAGACAGTAGAGTCGAGTCTGATGGGGTGATGCTGACCGCTCCCGTGTAGGAATCGATGATGCGGTCCACGTGACCGTTGACCGGAGAATTGAGGGTATTGGTGTTAGGATAGCTCACTTTGCGTTCCTCCTTTGTTCTACAATGATTTTCTTAGGTACAGCGGTTCCAACCACGTCGTCCACTGTTGTGCCCTTGATGAGCTTAGGTGCCGTTAGGTTGATAGAGCCGGGAACGACTCCCCGCGAGGCTGATAGAGCCCCGATGGTCGATGCCCGCAGCGTGCCCGTGGTCACGCCCGTAGCAACGCCCGAGAACACGCTACCGGCTGCCGGCACGTACTGCGTTCCTGCGATGCCCAACAGTGTATTCCCGGTCACGATTTTTGATGTCGAGATGACCGATGAAAACGGGTTGCTGGTAGCCGTGCCGGTCCAGGTGCAGGCCGGATCGATCGCGGGAAGCTGGCCGTGCCCTCTGGGATCGATCGGCGTCCAGAATTGATTGCCCGTCGCGTGCCACGTGGCCGTCGAGCTGACGGTCATGGCACCATACCAACTTGCCACCGATGTGGCCGGTAGAAGCGACGATGAATAGCCGGACTGGAGGCCAAACAAATGATCGCCAGCCTGGTTGTAGATACCATTGAGCGTGAACGTACCAGGCGTGCTGAGATGCGATCCGCTGTGGTGTGCGCCGACGCTCACCGCGCACCCCGCGTAAGTGGTCAGCGTTCCATCGCAAATCACGGTGCCCAAATCGTCAATGTCTAATTCGCACGCCGTGCCGTTCTGCCAGACGCCCGTGTTGCCGTTGGTTCCGAGCGTGAGGGTGCCCCCCGAAAAGATATGTAGCAGCGCCGTCGCGAGCGGGGCATTGCAGCCGACATAGATTGCCCCGTTGTAGGGTTGTCCGGTGATCGGAGTCACATTGATTGCGCCGCCGCTCCGCACGTTCACCACCGTGACGCCGGACGAGGCCCCCACGCTATTCATCCCGACACCGATCTGAAACGTAGCAGTGCCGGCAGTGGTGGTATATCCGTATTTCTCGGCACCCGTCACGTTGATCGCGCCGTAAATGTCCATCGTCGCGCCGCTCGCGCGGCCGGCCCCGATAGCCGGGTTGGCGATGGCGAGGCATGTAAACGTGCTGTTGGCGGCAATCGTTGTGATGGTCGAATTGTAATTTGCGAACGCTAAATCGCCGACCCCGCTCGCCTGTTCGACCGCGACGTTGTTCGTTCCATCGCCAAACGTCCAGCCCAGCAACGTGGGAGCGTTGCCGCCAGAGGGAAAAAACCGTAAAACCCCCTTGCTTCCGGCCGCCGCCGTGTCGATGACGGTCACACCCCGACAACTGAGGTTGAGGGACGGAGTTGGGTTGCCGGTGAGGTAGACGTTGTAACCGTTGATGTCGATAACGTCTCCATCGACTGGCACCGATCCCGTACCACTGATCCGCGTCCAATTTGTGGAGGTGACCCACCCCAGATGTGCCGAGCTTGGTGGCGTCGTGTTTGCCCCACTCTCAACATTAGCGGTAGCCTGGGCAACTCCACCGCCCGTAAATTGAATCGTCGCCGTTGCCGCCCATGCCGGCTCGGCGGCAAGCAGGAAGGCGAGGATGATTGCGGTGCTCGAAAGACGTCTCACTTGCTCGGTCCTTTCGTGATTCGCGGCTGCGGCTGAATGTAGCACCGCCAGCCGGATGGCGACTTGGACTTACCCGCCTTCAGGGAAACCTGCTCGGCGACCGCATTGACCTGCGCGGTATTTACCGCCCGGCCCTGCCACGAGCCCGAGCTAACCAGCATCAGGCAGAGGCAAACGGAACTTGATAGACGTCTCATCGTTTTCTCTCCTCTTTGGCCCACTTCGTCATTTTCTCGAATCGCTCCCACGCAATAGCCCCAGGCATAGCCGCCGCTTCCACGAGCAGATAGCAAACAAACGCCACGGCAAACGAAACCGTCGCCACTATAAGGCAGAAAAACTCAGGCGGCAAGACGATCAGGTTGCGGGCTGTTCGGGTCATGTTCCGTAGCCCTCCGGAAACTCAACCATATCGACCGTTTGGCCAGCAAGAGCGTGCTCGCAGTCCCCTTGATACTCGATCTTCCCGTCCCTGATGAACAAATGACACCGCGGCCCACAACCCTCATAGTCCTTCAGCGAACGAATCAGAAACAACGACGGGGAAAAGGTCGGCTTTTCCATGTCGCCGTTGAAACTCCACTTGGGATGATCGTTGGGCTGTTGGGTGCAATACGGAGGAGCTTCCTTGCAGGCCAGGCAGTAAAACATGTAGTGCTCGTAG